CCGCTGACAAGATCGCTTCCTTCAATTCTTTCATCTCCAAAAATTGAAACTCCTGGCAGAAGTCCACCAATGGCAGAATCAACACCACCTAATATAGTCTCTTCAATTTGACCAGCATCTGGAATTGGTAAGAAGTTATTACTAAAATCTTCTATTGCTGATGGTGTGACTCCAGTGCCAGGAATCCAAGACTTAATTTGTGGGCACTTTGGTTTGGCACAAAGGAATGCTTCAAATCCAAGAATAAAGTCAATTGCTTCAAATACTTTTCCAGCAATTTTAGCAACACCACCGAGCACATCATTAATCGCAGAAACGATTGGTTGAATTGCCTCATCAATTTTAGCAGATAGATTATTGATCAGAGCATTTGTGAATTGCTCAACAGCACATATAGGAGCATTGATCACATTACCGATCATCGCATACAAGAAATCAACAACAAGATTTGATAATCCCTTGATAATCTCATTGAACTTACAAATAATAGCGTCAATGATTGCTTTGATAAATGTGTTCTTCAGTGCTTTTGATAACTTGTTGAGGATTTTATCAATTGTTTTTTCAATCAATTTACGAAGAAGATTCATAATATAATTACGCATTCTTTGAACAAGTAGTTTCAAGATTGATGCGATAATCTGACTTGTCCTGGCAACAAGATTGGTGATGTTCTGTATTCTATTTACTGCTCCCTTCACATAAACATTATAATACTTCTTGATTGTCTTTAATGTTTCAAAGAAATTCAATAAAGCATTATTGATTCCAGATAGAGTGCTTTTTCCACAAGGATCTGGTAATTCTTGTATTTGCTTTTCAAGTTCAGCTTCTAATGCTCTTAATGCAGAATAATTAAAACCATCTTTACATTTCTTTCCATCTCCAGACCAAGATGTAGTTGTTTCTGCTTGTTTAGCACATTCATTATCTACATCATTTAAAAAGTTTTCAAGAATTTTTTCCAACTCCTGAAGAGAATTTCTTTTATCTAAATATGAGTTAATTAAGTCCGCATATTGAGGGAATTCGTTGAGTAATCCTGAAGTTACTCCAGATTCTGTAACACGATCTAATAGTGTTTGTGGTGGGGGTCCAGCAGAAATAACGATATTATCTAATTGAACTGCTTCATCCTGGGCAAGACCATTGAGAAGTGTAATATCTTCTCTAAGTTTATTAATTCCCTTATCAGTATAAAAGGGACTGGGTGGTTCTTTTGTTGCTGGAGATTCTTGATAAGTTAGATTTTGTTGAGTGGCTGCCGTCTCTGGTGGATTTGATATTTCTTCTACGATTGCGTTTTGTTGTAAAGTTATTAATTGTGTATTATCAAGTTGCCTTACTATTCCAATTTTTGTGTTTCTGGCGACTTCTGTAGTTAAAAGAGTTCCTGTGCCCGATCTTGGTCCTGTCTTAAGACCTATAAGTTCTGCTGCTTTTTCAGTTAAATCATAGTCTCTACCAGATATAAAAGGACCCCTATCCTTTACGGAGAGTACGATTGATTTTCCATTTTGAGAATTGGTAAATCTTATCTTCGTTCCAAATGGCAATGTTTTATGTGCTACCCATAGACTGTCTTTTGTTAAGACAGTGCCATCCGCTGTTCTATTACCATAAAATCCAGGACCATACCAACTGGCAACACCTCTTGGTCTTACATCTGCCATTTATCAATTTACCTCCTTGTTCTGATATTTATTAGACACCACGAACTTGCCCACCAACACCATTGATACGATTAATAATGGCATCAATCTGTTCTCTTGGAACTGGTCCAAGTTCTCCCCTCTGAATAGATCTGAGAAGTAATTGGTCTTCTGCTTTATCTTGTGGAGTGTAATCTCTTGCTATTTCTGTTGATGATGGTAGTTTGCTTGTATCAATTGCCATAGAATCCTTTGCCCCATCAAATTCTTGCTTTGTTGGTTGTGCTGGTGTTACTGGTTTATTTCCACCAATTACTTGACCACTGTGGGGTTGATACGAATTAAATCTCGTAATATTTTTAAATCCTGTTGATTTTTTTCGTTTAGCTTCCTCTAATGAAATATTATTCTCATAAGTTCCTCTACTTAAAACAGTACAAATTACTGGGATTCCATCAATAAAATAACCACGCACCCATTCCCCACCACAAAGACCTGTTGATCCTCTACAAGCATTCCCCTGAGAAGTTGGTCTTTCTACAATTGCCCATGGTAATTTATCATCTGGAATATCTTGACTGTGATAATTGGGAATTCTTACTTTAACCCTATCACCCCACCCATCTGCGTCAATTTTATCCTGTATTTGGTTTGGAGGAATTTGTCCGATAAACATTTCCTCATACTTTATGTTCCCAAAAGGTTTTGCCATATTACTTCTTGTAAAGTCCGTAAGAGTCTCTAACAAGTGTCATAGATGTAAAAGATCTCAAAGGATCAAAGTGATGACACAAATTAACAATTAAATATTTACCACTATTTACTGGATCAACCGCACCTTCTACTTTTTTATCTTGTGTAATAGTTTCAAAGTTACAAAAAATTGTATCTCCTGCTTTTAATTTTAGATTACAAGGAACTTGAACTTCAATAATTTGAGTAAAAAGTGAATTATATCTCATTGGAGATTTTGCTTGCCATTCTTTTGGATCATTATTTTCAGATCCACTTACGGTAGAACTTAAGGAAGCAATATCTTTTATATTAAAGTAAGTTCTGGTAAACGAACTTACATTTGGAATCTCAATATCCTTTCCAAGAGATTCTTCTAGACTTGTTAAAGAATAATCAACTTCTTCATACTTTAGTGTTTTGTGATTAAAGAAATAATTCCTAGATTTATAAACACCAGATTTTAGAGAGGTAATTACATCTTCCTTTTTTATGTCACATTTTCTGACAATTTTATAATCATTTTGATCATTTTCTAAATTAGACTTTAATACATCCGTTCTATAATATTCACCTACTCCTGGTGGAGGTGATTGAGAAATCAAACTATCAATAGATCTAAAATTAAAACCTGTTCTAGTTTCATAGAAAAAATATCCTGGATTTCCTTGAATTGGTGTTGATCTTGGACACAGACTTTCTATGATAACAGAAAAAGGATTTCTATTTTTACCTTCAAAATCATATGGAATTTTTGTTTCATCGGTAAAAATTCTATTACCAGCAACTTTTAATTCTTCTATTAAAATTTTTCTAACATTTTCTGATATTTTACCTCTATATGTTTTTGCGATTTTTGATTCCATATTTGTCTTCGCTTCTCGTGACACCAAATTTAGTATAATTCCCTCACGATTTGATTCCTGACTTGGATTAATTTGTTTATCAAAGATAAGAGGATTTTTTGTAAAGTCCAAAGATTCGGATCCAGACTTGTTGGTGATTTTAAAAGATACATTAATATCACCAGATAATAAAAACGCAGAACTTAATGTTCCATAACGAGATTGTTTATCATATTTTGAATCATATTTTGTTGATCCACCAATATCCATAATTGATAAAACAGCACTCACATTTGGGGATAAAAGACTTTCATAATAATCAAAACTTGTTGGTTTAGGTCCATAAGGATCTGTCCCGCTAATGTCTATTACCTTACCGTTTTTTTCAATCTGAAAGACTTCATATGCTGATGCTGCTGCTGCCTTATTCATTTATATTATACTCTCCATATTGGTGGTACTTTTGATTTTTGTGGAGTAGATCTTGATGGTTGCTGTATTGGAACAGGATATGGAAATGGAACAAAAGTTTCTACTGGTTGAACAGCATAAATGAAAAGTGATTGATTTCCACGATTACTTGTACTATTTAATAGTCTATTGCCACCACCTCCACCAGCAGGAACTAATTTTAAATCTTTCAATTGTGGGTCAGCACCTTTTCCAGACAATGGAATAACCTGTGCTGGTTTAATCTCTCCAGCAGATGGTTTAGCATTCATTACCCCATTGGCAACATCAACTAGAAGGGAATTGGATGCTCTAAAACCAACCCCATTAACGTGAAGTGATATGTGAGGATATGGTTTATTTCCTTCTCCTATTGTTCTTCCAGATGCGCCCTGATATCCTAATAAAGTTCCTTTGGGAATTACTTCTCCTTCTTTTGCTCCTTTATAAGGAAGATTTTTAAAGTGCCCCATCAGAACTTCATATTCTTTATTTCCCCTCTTAAAGTAATAAGCACCATAATATCCAAATCCACTACCAGCAGGACCCAAAACGTTAGAAGTTCCTTGTAATCCAACAGATGGCATTCCATCTGTCCCTTTACTCTTGTAAATTAGATCAAATGGAGCGTAAATTGGAGATCCAATTCCTCCAGACAAATTCATATCTAAACCTGTTTGATTCCCATCAGGATCTCCAGTTGGTCCAATAGAGGCACCAGATGCATAAGTTTGTCCAGAATATTGTTGATCGCGGGTTGCTTGAAGATCTTTTTGATCTTGAGGACCGAATCCAGGACCTTTAATTCTTGTCGGTTGACCTAAAGAACTCCATTCTCTAAAGTTTTTTGAAAGTTCTGCAAGCGCGAATACATTTTTTTCATCTCTCTGAACTGTTTCATTAATATTATCAACCGCATTAGAAAAATCTGCGAATCCCGTCTCCATTCCTCTTTCAGATTGTTTTAATGCTCCACTCTTTCTTGGTGTATATGCTGGTTGAGTCTTTTGATCAGTTCCCTGAACAGTTCCACCCTTTGAAAACTTCTGAGGTTCTTGTGGTTTTTGTACTGGAGATTGTGGAGTAGTCGCTGGATACATTGATCCAGGAGGCATTAGTGCCATAGGCACTTTTGGTGTTGATTCTTGTTTATTATTTTCTCTATTACGCAGTTCTTTTTCTAATTCGGAAATGTCACTATCTGCTTGATCTGCCAATCTCAGATCATTATCCGCCTCATTTCCTATTAACTTTAGTTCATCACTTAATTCTTTTTGTTTTTGTGGAGTAAGAATATCAATCAATTCACCAAGTTTTCCGATTCCAATTCCTATGGTGTTAAAAACATTTCCAACTGCCTTAATAAAATCACTATTAAAGAATTCATTTATCTTTGCTATGATTGCTGGAAGTTTTTGAACTAGAGTACCAAGAACAATTAATCCCAAGAAGTCAAGTATTCTATCAAAAATACCTCTAGCAGGTGCGGTTACAGCACCTATAACATTGGAAAACCCAGAACCAATTCCAAGATTTCTAGTTTCTAATTTTTTCTCTTTTGATCCTATTGTTTGTTGTTTTTCAAGTTTAGAAAATAAGTTCTTTTTTTGAATTTTAAGACTTCTTAACTGTTTATTTGAGTTAATAAGATAACTTTTAATGTTGGTGACATTAAGTTTTAAACTTTCTACTTGATTTTCCATATCTTATCCGTACAACTCTATTCCATAAAGTTCTGGAGATATATCCATCCAATAATTAGCATAATTAACTGGAGATATAGTTGGAACTTCTGTTGCCTTACCCTGCATTTGAGGTATTTGTGGTGGTTTTGATGATTGCTTTGGAAGGACCATTGGTAAGAAGGTCATTCCACCAGATCCTGAAGATATATTCATATTAATATTAGCAACCTTTGGTGCTGCCGAAATTGATGGTGTTCTATTTGTTGTGGATGTAGACATTCTAAATCCACCACCACCAGGAGGTTTAGATGTTTTTTTCTTTAGAATATCATCCTTAAGATACTTATTGAAATCCTCTATGACTTTAGAGAATTCTTGTGAAACTTCTTTTTGATATTCAGAAACCCCAAGCAATTTTCGGATTGCCTGTGTAAATGTTATCCATAATCTTCCAGCGTTATCGTTAATATCCTTAAGAAGAGGTCTAAACAACATCGCAGAAGTTGTGCGAATAACTTCTTCACCAGGAGCAAGCATTGCTTTTACACTATCAACAAGACCAGATCCTTTTCCAGGAATAGAACCACCTTGAGAAAAACCCATTCCCATCGGGACTGATGGAGTTAAAATTGCATTTTTAAACGCAGACCCTTCCGTTCTCTTTTTCTTTTCTTCATCACTCAATCCAACTTGCCCACTGAAAGCATCACCTAAAGCGGTATCAAATTGTTTATCACCCATTATTGCCCTTACAATATCAGTAGCCAAAAATCCCCATCCAATTCCAGGAATTGCTGTTCCAAAAGAGAGCATAGCTCCCATTATATCACCCTGTTGTAGTCTAGAAATACCCTCAATAATTGAGATGGCAGATCCTAAAAATGGAATCGCCTTAAGTGCTTTACTTCCAAACTTTCCACCAGCTGCTGCGACTTTTGGTGCTGCTTGAGTTGCTGCTCTTGCGGGGGCAGGAATACCTGGAGCCCTTGCTAATGTAGATCCGGATAAAGGACTTCCAGATAAACCAGGACGAAGCACTGGTGGTGTTCCGGAACCTTTAGTTAATGGTGATTTTTTTAATGGTAATGGTGCTTTTGGTAATGGTGTTGTAGGAGCTCCTTTGATACCAAAAAGTCTACCTACTCTACCAGGAAGTTTCCATAAAAATCTTCCAAGTTTATAAAGTCTTCTTACCCATTTAAAAACTTTATAACCAATTATAGCAATTACAGCAGGAACAAATGCTTTTCCTATCCAATAAAAAACACCGTCCAATAATTTACGATTATTTTCATCCTGCAACCATTTAAACGCAGAATTCAAAACAATGCCAGTAAGAATTAAACTAAAAAACTCTTTAATTTTCTCAAAAACATTTTGAATTGGTGCTGTAATTTTACCAATTACTCCACCTAAAGCACCACCTATTTTTTTAGTTTCTTCTACAGATTTTTCTTTTTCGGCAAATTTTCTTTTAGATTCTGCCGTTTTTATTTTTTTAATTGCCTCCTTTTCTTCTGCGATTCGCATCGCAAAATCATAAGCAAGTTGTTTTTGTATTTCTACAAGAATTTTATTTGTTTCTACTAACGATTGTGATATTTGAGCGTTTGAAATATCAGTCTTTAAAGTTTCTGGACTAATTCTTGGTCTTACAAAACTAAAGGTCGTTCTTTTTAATTTTGGACCAGAGGTTGCCACAGCAGCATTACGAAGAACAGAAGACGAAATGTTCCTCGTACTTAACTTTGGTATTGATGGTGCTTTGTAGATCTGATTAATGTCCACTCTGCTGCTGTGCCTTTAGGTTTTCTTCTTCAATATGTTGTTCAAGCAGGGTCAGATATACTTCTCTTTCCCAAGGAATCATATTTTCAATCTCTGTTAATGAGTATTTATGGTGCTGCATCAAAGCAAAATTAATCTGATAGTATGACTCAAGACTAGTATGAGCCATACTCAACTGAAAAAACTTGCTAGACCCTCCAGAACAACTTCAGATTCTACTTTTGTATTTGGATTCTTGACCTTAATAGTATGAGAAAGTTTAGGCATTGTTACAAAAAAGTTTTCAATTTCTTTAAACTGTTTTGTATTCATTTGCTCTACAAAATCTTCCAACTCTTTCTTTGTACAATCTGAGGCACTCCAAGATTCTTCTTGATCATAAACCATATCAATACAAGAAATAATCATACTCAAAGATTTATTAACATCATTCACATCTTCATTGGTCTCAAAGTTATTTTCCACAAACTGCTCTAATGAAGGATATTTCATTTTCATTGAGAGAGTATCGTCCAATTTGATAATATTATTATGATTCTCATTTTTTTGAACCTTAATGTCATCAATCGTAATTTCCATCTTGACTTGAGTTTCCTCATCGTCAGGACAAGTCACATTAACCTCAACAGTTTCTCCAACAGACTTGGCACGAACATTTAGAAACAAATACTCAATATCAAAAGTTGAAAGATCAGATACTTTAACTGTCTTTGTAGAAATACAATCAGATAAAATTTGAACAATAGCGTTTGTAATTTGCTTCATATCTTCCGATTCTAATGCCATAATTAGAATCTTTTCTTCTCTGACTAGAAATGGACGGTATCTAATTTTCTTTCCAGTAGAGGGTAAATCCAACTCATATGTTGGTGTAGAGATTTTTGGTAAAGGCATAATGACCTATAGAAATTCAGTTGTGATTATTTATTACGCCAATCCTTCATTAGGATCTTGTCTTATTGGAAGAATTACTGTACCAGGTATTCTGGGATCTTTAAATGGTTCAGTCGCCGTAAGAGCTTTATCTCGTATTTCTTTCTCTATCAATCCAGTAAATCCTCTACTTACAACATATCGATCATAGTTAAAAGTAATGGTGACTTTTAATAATTCTGCGGGACCATAAGAGACTGGTATTGAAGTCAAACCTTTGGGAAAAGCATTGACAAAAGTATATGTCAATTCTCTATCATAATCTCTTTCAAATTTTGTTATAGTCATTTTTTGACACTTATAAAATTCAGGAAAGTTGAATCTTCTGTAGATATCTGTGTCAAGTCTGGTTGCCGCAGCAGGTTCTACGCCTTGTAAATTTCCTCCAGAAATATAATCCATCCAACCTTCAAAAAATCTCAATATAGTGTAGTCAGAATCAACATAAAAAGTTAGGTCCATATCGGTATAAAGCCGAGTATGAGCAAACTCTTGAGTTATTCCCATAAAATTATCCTTAACTTCTGCCGTAGCATAAGAAGTTGTGGGTAATGTCGCTTCAGAACATAGAAATCCTAATTTATTTTTAACAAATTCATTAATATCACTTAAATCCGAATAACTAGTTTGAAAATGAGTTAATAAGTTTGGTGAAGTGATGGGAATATCTACAAAATAGTAGTTTGTTTGAGATAAATTCCCAACCAATTCTCTCATTCTATTCATAGTAATTTTCTGAACAAGAGAATTTGCCACTCTAAATACCTTGTGCGATCCTTACATTATAAAGTATTTAGATGTCATATAAGGGAAAATACCAACCTTCGTTTCCTCAAAAATATAAGGGAGATCCGACAAATATCATTTATAGATCTCTCTGGGAACGCAAGTTTATGGTTTATTGTGACATAAATGAAAAGATATTGGAATGGGGATCTGAAGAAATGTTTGTGTGGTATCGGTCTCCAGTAGACAGCAAACCTCACCGATATTTTCCAGACTTTTATATCAAAGTTCAGGAATCAACGGGACAAATTAAAAAGTATTTGATTGAGATTAAACCAAAGAGACAGACTACACCTCCACCAAAACCAAAAAGACAGACTAAACAATATCTCTATGAGGCGTATGAGTATGCCAAAAATCAGGCAAAGTGGAAAGCAGCAGAAGAATGGTGTGCTGATCGTGGTTATGAATTCAAAGTTCTTACCGAAAACGAATTAGGTATTTAAGATGCCTAGAAAGACACTCAAGCAAAGACAAGAAAGTAATCCAACCGATGATAATGACAATCGGGTTCGTTCGGTTATTGATGGTGTGATTGGTAATGAAGATCCCGATGATTTGATGCTTGAGATTTTAAATGTTTTACAAGAAAGTGGACGAGTTCCAAGAGCAGGTAAATATTATACTTTTGTCTACCGACCAAAGACACCATATATAACTTACGATCAAAATCCCCTAGTTGCAGTCACTGAAGTTTTCCGATGGGGATTTAAGG